GAGACTGTGCGTGCTTTTCGCCGTAGTGACCCGATTAACTTCGGGCGTTGGATGTCCAAAGGTGGGCTTGCGAAGATAGCGCAAACGTCGGCTTCGGCTACGTTGATGTTAAACTTTGTTGTAAGTCCTACTATAGATGATATCTACTCGGCGTTAAGTATACTGCAGGAACCGTTGAAGAACGTTCGCGTTCGGGGACGGTCGCACGTAGAGAAACGTGTCTCCTACGATCCGGGAACAAACGGGTCTAGGTTTACTGCAGAGTATGGAAAGGTGATGGCAGAGTATGGCGCGTCCGTGAAAGTGGACAACCCAAACCTCTGGTTAGCCAACACCATGGGGGTACTCAACCCCATACAAACTGCGTGGCAGCTACTCCCGGGGTCTTTCCTGTTCGACTGGTTAATTCCGATCGAGCAGACCCTTGGTATGATGACCGATCTCCTTGGCTTGGAGATCCAGTCTAGCTATTCCACGTATGCCGTCGCGACTGTTAGGACCGAGGGTTTTACGCCCGGTTTCTATAAGGGTCAAACCGCCCTTTTCAGCAGAATCGACATGGTTCGTACGTCCGGTATTTCACTGCCGAGCTTACGTTTACGTCCTTTGAAGGTTCCTGGTTTGAAGCGTCTAGCTAACGCTGCATCTCTCGCCGTCCTAGCCTTCGGGCCGGGAGGTAGAGGCGCGTCTAGCCAAGTGCTTTCTAGTGCCAGATAATTTGAGGGATAAATCGTCAAATCGTCCCGGTAGGGACATCCGAAAGGTAACACATGCCAGCTATGGCAAGCATCACCGTCAAGAAATCTGACGGTACAACTGACATCGTTTACGACGCTCTGTCAGCTAGCGGTGGCGATTCCTCGCCGGCCGTATGGCGCCAGGATACTGGTGCCGTCGCGGGTCTCCCTGTTGGTCTCCGACCGACCCTGAAGTGCCTTACGCAGTGGAACGGTCCGAAGACCGCTCGGCAGATGAAGACGTCTTACGTCTACCCATATGCTGTGCAAGACTCGACTACGACGCTGTACAGCGCCAAGGATCGGATCGTGATCGACGGGGGTGTCATGACACTACCACAAGGTGTGCCAGCGAACGTTCTGAAGGAAGCAGTGTACCAATACTGCAACCTGATGGCGTCTGCGCTCATCAAAGCCGCCGGTGAAGCCGGCTACGCTCCGCGTTCGTAAGAATTAGGGGTGTGTAGTGATGACTGAGTTCTTTTCGGGTGAACTGAAAGAGCTGACCTGTCGTCTGTTAGACGGCCTCGGAAGTCCAACGGCCTTAGGCGTCAAGCAATTGATGCTCGAGGATCGGTGGGAGGATCTTGCCCAAGTAAAGGCGGATCCCCGTAGTTATAGCAGCCCTCTCGCCTATTACATCGACAGTCAGGCGATTAATTTCGCCAAAAAACTGAAGGTTAACCACCCCCGTCTCGACCGCCGCAAGGCGGCTCAAGACAAATGGTGGTCTGGCGAGAGAGCTTGTTACCGCTCCAACGAAAGACTATCTCCTTACCTTCCAGCGCATCTCCATGCTGCTGAACGCGTGAGGGGCATATCTGAGTTTTTCTCAGACGTGCAGAAATTGATAGCTTCGTGGATTGGGACCTCCCCCCCTAGCCTTGCGGCTGGGAAGTTCGGTCCAGGTGCTACGTTTTCCGACAACGCCAGGCGCGCCACTGTGCCTGATAAAATGTCTTCTGATCCGTCATTGACACGTGATGCATTGTGGTTTCTTCCCCAGTGGCTGGGGACACAATGGGGCAGCAGTTTTGCTGCGCGTCACGGAGAGTTTTCTTTCGTCAGGGGTAACCGTTTTAGTACGGCCCCTAAGACCATGTTCGAAGATCGCCCGACAGGGTCGGAACCTTCGATTAATGGTTTCTACCAGCTTTCGGCAGGCCAAACTCTTCGGAGTAGGTTACTGTCGTCGACTGGATGGGACTTAAGAAAAGCAAAAGCGATTCATAGCCGTGAGGCTAAGATAGCTAGTGTGTCTGGAGCGTTTTGCACGCTTGACCTCTCTAATGCTAGCGATACCATCTGCAGGAACCTTGTCAAGATCCTGCTCCCATCTCGCTGGTTCTCCTATTTGGATGACCTGCGGAGCAAATGCACCCTTGTCGGGAGACACTGGGTTCATTTGGAGAAGTTCTCCTCTATGGGTAATGGTTTCACGTTCGAGCTCGAGACGATCATCTTCGCCGCTATCTGTGCAACCGCGCTCAAAAGGCACGGTCACCACGGGCAGTTAGGCGTTGACGTCTTCGTGAACGGTGATGACATGATCGTTCCCACGGTCATGGCTCACAACGTGATCAGCGTTCTCAGGTTCTGTGGGTTTGAAATCAACGAGGCGAAAAGCTACTTTGGTTCTGAATCCTTTCGGGAGTCTTGTGGTGGCGACTTCTTTGCCGGGAAACCGGTGCGGAGCTACTATCTCAAGAATGTACCGTATTCTCCTGAGACGTGGATACCAGTCTGTAACGGCCTCTACACCATTTCCGAAACTCTTCGTGAGTTAGGGGGTGATGCTAGTGCCATCGACGAAGTTCATAAATTTGCCTTGAGTAACATTCCCGGAAGGGAACGTTCTTGCCGAGGGCCAAAAGCCCTTGGTGACGCTGTCATATGGGATGACGATGTCAGCAAATGGAGAACTAAGACGATAGACTGTATCCGGTATGTCAAAGCTCTCGTTGGAGTGCCGCTGACCTTGGTCAGCTACAACAACTTCTCGAGCGACGTCATACTAGCTAGTGCTACGTATGGTTGCGGAGGCAGCGAGGACTGGGGTGTTATACCCCGTTACCCGCGCCGAAGCTACGACGTAAGCTGGG